GACTTACTCTACCATATCCCCAATCAATTTTTTTGACCGATCCAGGTCCAAATTTATCATAATACATATCAAAAATATTTACTCTTTTCCCTCTACAGAGATCCATAAAGGTCTCATTATTTACACAATAAATGACCATATAGGCATCATTAGGAAGAGAGGGATCTTTTATTTGCTTTAAAGTTGTTCTTTCAAATAAAATTTCACACCCGTATTTAGATGAAATTTCATTCTTTTCTTCTGATGTCCATTGCGTCATTTCTTTCTCCACAACTTTGGTCATGAACGCCATCCCCAACGAACATCAGGATACGCTTCCTTAACATTATCCCAACTGATTCTATATTTATCTGTAAGATTTTTATCCTTCACCAAACAAACAAGTTCTGCTTCTAATGGATGAAGTCCCTGAAGCATATTAATAAAAATAGTTTCCTTACGAATTTGAGAAAGAGAACTACTTCCACCTTTTAGAAAAATATAAAAGTTTTTATATTCATTACGAAGTGATGTTCGTTGCTTATTCATCAATTCTTCGGTTCCAGCATAAGAACCATTTTTAAGATTTGTGTTCTTTGCCTTACTATCAATCAATTCAGTAAGATTTCCTCCTACCGATGACTGGTCATTTGGGTCAGCATAAGGAACTGCTCCCGGAGGAAGAATACTAATTACACTTTCATCAAAATTCCAAATCAAAAGTGATAAAAGAGCAGGATTACGATATTCTTGAAGAACTTCTACTTTTTTAGCATTGCTTCTTTGCTTTGATGCCAAGTCAAGTATTTCATATTGAAATGGGTTTGGTTGAAGTTTTTTAATTGTCGCTTCAGTTTTTGTCTTTGTTGTAGGCATAATTTTTAATACAATTCAGGTCAGTATAATACAATTTTTATTATTTATCAATCCTCATCACACTCATCGTCATCATCAAAGAAACCTTCTTCAAAACGAATAGCTAAAACTTCATCAGGAACTACATTACCATTATCATCAAAAAATTCTGGATGAAGATTTCTTACTCCATACATCCTCTCAATTTGATACTGTTTAAAAATCCATCCGCCCACTAAACCCAACATTAAAAACATTACAGAAAACATTACAGTGAATGTAAGAATGACTGATAGTTCCATTTTATTTCTCCCGAGAGTTACTTTTTATTAATATTTAAAGAAAATTCAATGTGTATCTCTCGTGAAAAGAGAGACAACATCTTACCAAAATGAAATGAATAATCTTTTGGTTTTGATGGTTTCTCCTCCCTACTATTATGTCTTAACATTAATTCAAACCCCCGATTTATTTGGAGGTCTGGTTTATTTAGTTTGCTTTTTTCTTCTTCCGCCTCGTTTGTCATACTTATATTTTGCAGCGTCTTCTAAAATGCCATGTAGATAGTTTCGTATTTTTCTTGCTTGTGGTTTTGGTAAATGTCCGTATGCCTCACGAAGCTGTTTATGTTTATTATCGGCACCACCTTCAAGATAATCATCAAGTTCTAATACAACTTCATTGATATTGGTTACTGTAGTGCTTCCAATAAATTCATCCACTTCCTTTTTTACTGCACCTTTAATTTTCAAATAGTCATAAAATTTAAGTATAAACTTACCCTGAAAGGCATAGTCAATTGCTTTTTCTACATCATAATAAACTTCGTGAAAAGTTTTTTCCATTTAAATTACCTTATTCTCCTGAAGATATTTTACAGTATCAGTGCAACCACCAAGATGCTCTGTGTCATTCATTACAACTTGTGGAAATGTTGAACCGACACCAAACTCCGCATAAAATTCATCTCTATTAAAATCTTCACCCAACTTATAAACTGTATGTTCTAAATTGGTAAGATTAAGAACTTGCTCAATCTTAGAACAGAAGGGACAACCACTTCTTGAATAAACTGTGAATCTCATATTTTATTTAATTTTATTTCTTAAATACTATATATTATTTTTGAAATAAAGTCAAATTAAAAATTACTTGTGCTATAATAACTATCGGATATAATTTTAAATCATGATAATTTTAACAGGTTCCTCTGGTTTCATCGGTCAAAATTTTCTCAATAATCTTGAAGAATCAGTAATTCAGGTAGAAAAAGATAATTGCTTTCAGTTTTTATCTTCTTTTGACCAATGGGATAAAGTATCACTCATTCTTCATCAAGGAGCAATTTCATCCACAACAGAACGCAACATTTCTACTCTACATCATCACAATGTTGCATTTACTTTGCAGTTATTTGACTATGCAATTAAATATCAAATTCCAGTAAGGTTTGCATCTTCCGCATCAGTTTATGGAAATACAAATGGGCATATTAATCCACTGAACTATTATGCAATCACCAAATTGCAGATTGATTATTTTATTCAGGATAATTTAGATAAATTTAAATCAATTCAAAGTTTTAGATACTTTAATGTTTATGGTAATGGAGAAGATCATAAAGGAGATCAGGCATCGCCAATTTCTAAGTTTACTAAACAAGTTCTTAAGACTGGAAAATTAAAACTTTTTAAAGGATCTGACCAATTTTTAAGAGATTTTATTTGTGTCGATGATGTCGTCGATATTGTATTGAATAATGAAGCACCATCAGGAATTTATGATTTGGGAACTGGCAATCCCATTTCTTTTCAAGAAGTTGCAGAATTAGTTCTAAAAAAAGAAGGTGGAGAAATAGAATACATTCCATTTCCAGAACACCTTCAAGGTAAGTATCAAACTTATACTTGTGCAAATAATCAGTTTGACCATAAATTTAAAACAGTTCAAGAATACTTAACACCAAATTGATGATAATATAAAGTGGAACCAGATCTCTGCATTCCACAAAAATATATTTTTTTCATAAATTAATCACCTTTAATTATTCTATAACTATCCTCATCAAAATGAGTAGTGGAAAATTCAAAAAGTTCCGTATCTTCTAGTGCAAACATTTGATGCCTCATTCCACGAGTAACATGGAACTTATCCCCCCTATCTAAAACTATTTCATGAGCAAAAGACATATTATCATCATCACCATACTTTAAAAGTATTTTCCCAGATTGAACGTAAAAAGTTTCATCCTTTAATTTATGATAATGCCAAGAACACTTTCGATCTTTTACAAAATATAAAAGTTTTCCACAATACTCTTCCGTATTTGCAATCCATTTTTCAAATCCCCATCCTTTAGGGACTAGTTTAATTGAAAAAGTCATTATCTTTTACTGCCCTATCATCTATGTATATGTCTCCAGAGGGTTTTCCTAAGATAAGTTCATGATACTTACATCCCCAAATATTCAATTGCATTTTAGTTAATGCATAGAATTTTTCTTTTGCTCTTTCCATATCATCTTTATATCTACCCATACCACGGGCAGTGAAATATTTTATAATATTTCCTTCATTATAAAGTTGATTAATTTTTTCTATTCTTTCTTTGATTGGCACACTTCCTTCATATTTGCATGAAGAGCAATCTCCATTAATGCAAATAGTACCATCAATATCAATCACGTAAATTTTTGACATCTTCCTCTGTTAAAACATAAGTTCCTGGATTAGATACCGCAATTGCAGATGCTCTATTTGCAAAAGGGATTGCTGTTTGTATTGATCCATATTTCAAATAACCAAAGGTAAGTGCAGAAAGAAAAGTATCTCCTGCACCTACCACATCATAAACATTTACTTGTTCACCTGGGTATAATACCCCATCATACTCTGCACCCTTTGCACCGTGAGTAACAATTAGATTATCGTATTTTTTGTTTAATTTGTCATATTCAATATCATTAATTTTAACATAACAATTATATTCTGGAAAAACTATTTTCTTCGTATCAATAAAAACTGGAGATTTTGAAGAATAAACAACATTAAATAAAATTTCAGAAGTTATGAATCCTTTATCATAATCACTAATAACTATCGCATCATAATTATCTTTAGGAATTTGATACTTCATTGGTTTACATAAAACTTCTTCATCAACTCTTAGAATTTGTTGATTAGTCTTCTCATCTATATAACGAGTTTTAATAATTCTTTCAGAATTCGTCATCATATACACTTCAATCCCAAATGATTTGAGATTATTGTAAACATTCCATGCCATTCCTTGACGAATTTCTACTCTATTATGATTGAGAATAGGTACAGGTGCTTCTGGATTTAATCGTCTTACTTCCCCATAAACGTATTTGTCTGTACAACTATCTCCTATCAACAATACTTTGAATGATTTTGGTTGACGAGTATTCATCTATTCTATCAAAAAACTTTAATTCTTTCGCATATTGAGATCCAATAACTGGTTTATGTTTCCAATCTGAACCTACTATCATTATATCAGGTTTGTAGTATTTTACAAGTTCTTCTAGTTCTTCATCAGAGTTAAAAATTTTAACTTCACCAATATGTTTTAAATTTTGTAACATAAAAGAGCGATCTGAGACATTGTTAATTGGTCTAGATTCTCCTTTCTTTTCTTTCACTCGATCATCACTATCTATTGCAACAATAAGATAGTCTCCGAAAGATTTTGCATATTCAAATAACAAAAGATGCCCTCTATGAAGGACATCAAATGTTCCATTAACAAAAACTATTTTCATTCGTTAGGAACTTTAACTAACTTTTGAATCTCTGGTAGATACATATATTCAATATCACTTCTTTGAAGTGTATCAATTGCATCGAGGAGTGTTTCTACAAGAGGATCTCCACCAAGATTAAAAGATGTATTGAAGAGAATAGGAACCTCACTTAATTTCTCAAAAGCAGAAATAAGATTATAATAATGATCGTTTTGATCTTTAGTTACTGTTTGGATGCGACAAGTTCCATCTACGTGAATCACTGAAGGAATCTTTTCTTCTACTCCAGGAAGACATTCTACTGCATACATCATGTGCGGAGATTCTTCACGCCCAGCAAGATCAAACCAATCATTTACTTTTTCCTTAAGAATTGAACAAGCAAATGGGCGGAAAAATTCACGTTTCTTAACTTTATTCACAATATCCTTACCATCTATAATAGTAGGATCAAATAGGATTGAACGATTCCCTAGTGCCCTTGGGCCGCCCTCTGACCGCCCTTGGAAGATGGTTACTATAGTTCCCTCACGAATGAGTTTTGCTACCTCATCGTAAGAAGTATCAGATACTTCCAACTCTTCAAGATAATCTTCATAAGTATCTGGATCATATTGAGGTCCATAATAAATTGAAGTTTGAGGATTCATAGGACCCTCAAGATCATTCATTTTAGTATAGATATATTTTGCAGCACCAATAGATGTACCACCATCGTGAGAAATTGGTTCGCAGTAGATATTCAAATCTGGAAACTCTTTCCAATACTTATAATTAGCAACACAATTTAATCCATAACCACCACATACAACAATATTATTCTCACCAGTATCCTCGTGTGCTTTACGAATAAGTTCAATCATACGAGTTTCAGTTTCTTTCTGAATTACATATGCCATATCCTTTTGAATTTGTGTATATTCGCCTTTCTTATGATTTTTGGAATCTTCAAATAGAACTGGAAATCTTTCATAGTTAATACGAGATCCATTTGGATAGTTTGGAATAAACACTTCACGATTTGCCCAACGATTCCTAAACAATTCCGGAAGATCTAAGTTTTCTTTTCCGTAAGGAGAGAGACCCATAGTTTTTCCAGCATCAATACAAGAAAACCCACAATATTCAGTAACTGCTTCATAAGTTTTAGTGAGTCCAGGATATTCAGTCGCTAAAAATTTCCCATCTCCTCCCATATCCAAAATACCAATTGGTTCTTTTGTTCCAATATGCTTATAAATTGTATCAAATTCTAATGGATATTTTACTTTAAAGATTGTTTCAAACTCATATCCCACACCGGGAAAGGATTCTGTTTGAAGAAAACTACCAGCACCATCAGCAATTACACAGGCAGCAGTTTCAAATCCAGAATTTAAGAATGCACAAGATGCATGAAGTTCGTGATGAATAGTATCAATAAAGTGAGTTTGATACGTAAACTTTTTACGGGCAAGTTTGCGTATCCACCCCATATAAAGATCTTCACCTGTCCAATCTAATTCTGGACCGTGACGATGTGTATGGCAAACAACCAGATGATCAATATGATCAACATACTCAAAGACTTTTAGAAGACCAAGAAGAGGAGATCCATCATGTTTCATTCTCGAAAGTCTCTCTTCTTCAACATAAAAAATTACTTTTCCATCAACCATTAAAGTGGTGCTGGCATTGTGTCCACGGGCACAAGAAACAATGATACTCATATTTTTTTCCTCAAGATTTAATATCGTTTAGTTCTAAAAGTTGTTCTATTGGTTTTTTCTTACTATTTGTTTTTGACTTTTGGAAACCATTAAAGTTCATCCCAGGCATAACAGCAGGTTGAATACCATTAGATCCATTAGAACCAGATGTTCCATTTAATTTTAATGTCTCATTATTAGTTTTACTTACACCAACCTTATCTTTAATTGATTTTGCTATTTGTTTAATTGTAGTATCACTAAGTACCATTAAATCTTCATTGTTTCTATCGCAACATTCATCAAATGTCATACGAATTGGACTATATTTTCTTCTATCTTTTGCATTATCAATGATTGTAAATGACTTTTCATTTGGATAGGAGATATTTTCTGGATAAGTAGATCCAATTACTACTGTTGTAGATTTATTCAAAGCGTGAGCAATATGTTGACCAACACTATCACATCCCAAGAAATAATCAGCAGCATTAATAATTCCTGCCCATTGAGTTAATCCAACATTTTGTGGCATTGCAATTCCAAGATTTTCCCATCCTGGAATTGGAACTTGAGACATTATAATAATACCATAATTTTTTTTCAACTCCTCAATAATTGAATACACATTAGTAAGTTCAAAACTTCTGCCACTTGCATCAAATATAAACTTACCCTCTACTTTAATAGTGCTCCCAAATGGTTGAAAAACTATGACCTTATCTTTTTTTAAATTTGTCCTAACTTCATTTACAATGTTGTGCCCACTAATTTGTTCTTGTTTATTGAGTTCAATATTAATTTTTTTTGATTTTGGAATTTCATCCAATTCATTAATAATCATGTCAAATGCTTGAATCAGATTACATTTCTGATTGAAGTATGCATTTAAGCGATATGGTTCTGGTGTGATAATTTCTTTATCTTTAAGATGTTC